CAAGATGTTGAAAAATTAATAGCAGCACCTACTGCTTGAATAACTCTGTTTCTTCCATTCTTTTGTTTTTGAGTAGAGTAAAGTGATCCTAATGCAAACTCTGATGCTGAGCCCATTGCTAAATAATCTAAATCATATTCTGTTAGTGACATATCTAAAGCACTGTGTTCAAACATTCTACCTTTAACACAAATTATCATTCCAAAGTCTGAGTCTTTAGAAACGTCAACCCACCATTTGTCATAGAAATCTCTTAGTGATATTAAAAATTTTGTATACATAAACTTATCTATGTTACCTTCTGGTACAGGTGGTTTAAAGTTTAACCTTATTCTTTCACCATCCATGGTGCCAGCATATCCTATTAGATATTGACCAGTCTTCCAAACTTTAGGTGCTTTTAAAGTAAGCATGCTGTTTTCATCTGATGCACCTCTGTCACCAGCCATATAAATCTTATTTTCTTGTCTAACTACTGCAATGCAGGTCAAATGAAACCCTCTCTAGATATGGTTATTTCAAGTATACCATTACCCAGGGAGGGTGTCAAATACCTACTTAGATTTCTTGTCTACTGAGTTAAATGCACTATTGATTTCTTCGATGCTTAGTCTTCCATCATCGATAAATCCTCGTGCTAGTTTTTCAACTACTGTGGCAACTCCTAGAGTTCCTGCAAGAATTATTGCACTCACAGTATCGATACCGATAATTGCACCAGCACCAATAACCCCAAGTCCATTGGCTGCAAATACAGCGATTATTCTAAGTAGAATATTTTTAATACCGCTTATTGCTCCCATTGCCTTTTCGTCATCTAATTTTGTTTCTTTTGCCATGTTATTCCTCCCCTCTAACTCTTATTGTCACTAACCAGACAACAAGAACTATGATGATTGCATAACCAACAGTGATCTTTGCAGATCCTTCAAGCACTAGCCATGCTGCGAACATACCTAGTAATGTCCACAATTGATTTAATGTTTCTACAAATGCTTCTACTAGCCATGCCCATACAAACTTAACTGCTTTCCATACTTTTTGAAACATCCATACAATTAATTTCCAGGTACTAACAAATACCCATTTAATTGCATTGTATATACTTGTGATAATCCAGGTAACAAATTCAATACCTTCTTTGACTACCGCTACTACTGCTTTATATATACCTTTTATGATCTTCCAAACAAGATTAAGAACATAATTAACTACCGCCCAAACCTTGATCAGAATAAACTTAACTAGGTTTATAGGTAACATAACTACGAACTTAACTGCTTTGAAGATAAATTTAAAAGGTTTTAATATTGCTTTTATCATTTTATCCTCCTTGTATTTCTACGATTCTTAAGTTTAGGCTTACGCTTTACCTTAAGTTTTTTCTTTTTGCTGTCGCTGCCTTCGCCACCGCCGCCAGCGTCTCCCCCACCACTACTTCCACCAGATCCTGATGGACCAGATGTACTACCAGTTGGTGCACTTGAGGTTGGTGGTATTGCTGCCATTGCTGCACCTACTGCTTGAACAGCAATAACTGATGCAATAACTACATCTTCTGAGTCTTCTCTTTCTTCTTCTGTCATATCAGCACCCAATTGTCCAAGTGCTTCAAATGTTTGACTTGGGTCTGAAAATAACTCTCCTATTAAGGCTGTAGGGTCAGACAGTTGTTCAAAAATAACTGCAACACCTGCCTCTATCTCAACACCTTCACGGTATTCAATTATTTGATTCTCATCTAACTGTTCTAAAAGTTCTAACACCTGCTCATCGTTTAACTCTTCTAATAATTCAGTAATAGGCATTGCTTCATCAACTTCATAGTTATCCAACAATAAGTCTGTAATGTCTTGCAATTGTTCATCTGAAATTTCTTCTTCATTAACTATTAGTTCATCAATAGCATTGTTAATTTCTTCTTCTACTGGTATAATTTCTTCTATAGGAGTTGGTTCAAGTGAAGGTTCGATTACAGGTTCTGGTTGTAACTCTTCTATCACTATTGGTTCTGGTTCCTCTATCACTACTGGCTCTGGTTCGAATGTTGGCTGAGGGTTTGGGTCTGGTTGAACTGGATCAGGAGTTGGACTTGGAGTTGGATCAGGACTAGGTGTTTCTGTAGGCGTAGGAGTAGGGCTAGGGCTTTCTGTAGGTGTTTCTGTAGGTGTTGGTGTAGGACTTGGAGTTTCTGTAGGTGTTTCGGTAGGTGTTGGGGTAGGGCTTGGTGTAGCACCACCAGTTGACTCATAGATATATCTTGTATATTCATTTGAACTATTTAATCCAACTACAGTTCCTACTCTCCATCCACCACAAATCTGTCCATCTCCACAATGACCAGTATGCCAAGATAAACGAAGTGAGCCATCATCTAAATTTCCACCCCATGCAGCATAAGTATCTGCAGAAGTTTGTTGGATAGTACTATTTGGAGCAAACCCCATAGAGCCATAGCCTGTATTAAAATACCAATAGGAACCGTTTTCTAATAGAGTTTGATTAGACATGTTTGGTTGAATGGTAAATACCATTTCTCTTTTACCAGCAGCAAGAAGCATTAAGTTTGAGTTATTGGTTAATCCACCAGCATATAGAATATAGTCTTGATCACAAGCAGTGGTTATATTTGATAATAAATCAGTACCTCCATAAGTTCCAGACCAACACAGAGCCCATCCACCAGATTCAACTACAGATTTATCAACATTTTGTTGTGGTCCAGATGGGTAATAGGTTGGAGGATTAGCAATTGATTTAACTAATGGAATACAAGAAAGTAATAGTATGCAGGATACTATAAAGACAAAGAATGCTCTGCGAAGAGTCCTAAAGTTATTAATTTAATAACTACCTCCAATGTGAGATAGTACTATTATAACATTTTATTAGATTAGTTTAAACTGATCTAGGTATTCAAGTGCTTCTTTTGGTGGTTCTGGTCTAATCACATTGTTGTTAACAAACAGTTCTTTTGATCTATCTGATTTAGGTCTATCTGCAAAAGTATGAACTTCAACTTCTAAATCAATATCTTTTGGAGTGTTAGCAATTGAACCAAATACAGCACCACAAACTGCGTCCGCTAAGTCTTTAGACTTTTTACGAGGATGATCAACTCTATCATTCTTCATAATTTTTAACTCAGTTAACTCTTCAAACAATAATTCAATTGAAGGCATTACTAATCTTTCTTCATAAATAAGCATTGCCATATCTTCATAATGCTTTTTAGCAACTGAAACAGTATCCGTTCTCATTCCAACTGCCTTTAGTTCATTTTGAATATCAAATGATTGCCAACGATCAAATGTTACCAAACCTATATTAAAACCAGTTCTTCTTAAGTTTTGAATCCATTGCTTTACTTCTGATAGGTTTACTGGACCTTCTACTTTAGGTTCCCACCAAACCACTGCATCCACAACAACAATAGGAGCAACCTGTTCGTAATCTTTGATTACTTGAACGTTAACCCACTTTTCTACGTGAGCAATGGCTACAGCACACTTGTCATGCTTTTGTGCCAAGTCAGCGTGAACATAATAGGTCTTATCTGGATCAGGTTTAAAGGCTTCATCAAATCTTTTAAAATTATCTATAGGGTTTCTACCAGTCATACAGGCTCTAACTTTTTCTGCCTGCTTGAAAAACGCATCTGATGAATAGGTTGGAACGCATGCAAAACGCATCATTGCATCCCCAAGATCTGTATAGAAGGCTAACTTAAAGTCATCAATCTTTCTAGTTGGGTTAACTTCCCATGTTGGTCTTTTTAATGCAAATACTCCAGGATACTTATATGAAACAATTTCATCTTCTTCCCACGAAATCTCAAATGTGTTTCCTACTTCATCTTCTGGTAATGCTGGATTTAAAATAAACTTATGATTTTTTTCAATAACATCTTTTTCTAAAACAACATCATCATATCTTTGAGATATAAAATCTCCTACATACCTTGGAAAAGATAACAATACAACTTTCCCTAAATCTGGAAAACGAGAATCTACTGAGCCGCGAAATGCTTTATAAATATTTTCTGCAGTCTTACCTTGTTCATTTCCTGTGCCAACTTCAGAAACAAAACCAGAAATCTCATCAAGCACTGCAAGCAAAAGGTTTAAACCCTCATGTGATTCTCTTTCTGAATGTCCAGAATAAACTGTAATAGATTTATTAAACTCTACGCTATCTGCCTTTGCATAAAACTTTCCTATAAACCATGGAGACTTTTCAATCTTAGTTTTAAAACCTTTAAAGAAAACGTTCTTAGCCTGTTGTGCGTTAATAGCAACGTTAATTAAATCAATAGCATCTCCTGATGGTTTACCAAAATATTTAGCGGGATCTTTTAAACAAAGTAACTTATAAACAATATAAGAACAAGCAACTGTAGAAGTAAAATCCTTACCACTACCCTTACCTAACTGAAGAATGATTTCATTTTTAGTATACTTATTATAATATTCTGTACCTTCTTTTTCACCCAACAAATCTATCAAATCTTCTTTTCTATAAATTTGACTCATAGCCTCAACTATGTCATACTGAATTTTAGATAGTGCAGGTTGTCCCAAATAGTCTTCGTGCTCAATAAATGTTTTAGCGTCTACTGGAATTTCTTCAAATGGATTATCTTTTAATACTTCTAAAAAATCATCAAACATCATGGACAACTGTAACCACTTCGCTTTCCCTGGCAATGCTTGAAAGTCGTCTCATGATTTCATCACGAACTTGTGGATACTCAGAAGCAACATCTTTTAATATGTTCATAAGTACTTCTTGCTTTCTTTCTATTTGTACCATTTCTTCTGCTAGTTCTTTATTTTCTAAAAGCCCTGCTTTTTGCAACATATCAATTCTTCTAGATTCAATATCCAATACCAACTTAATTCCCTGACTTTTGGCATTTAGGTTAGCACTTGTTGTTGCATCCTCAATAACCTCATAAGCCTTTGTAATTAATTTGCTATAGTGAGTATCTGCAGCAACCAGTGCTTCTTTTGCTCTAGCACGAATTGCATCATTAGCGGAAGCCATAACCTTCCACTCATTAATTAAACTAACTACCTGTTGTCTTGGTATTGCAAGTTGTTTAGATATTCTTGTAGGATCATTTCCTTTAAGATATTCTTCAACAACTTTATTTACTTGATCTAAGTGTTGTACTAAATCTTGTTCAGTTGACACTATTTTTTTCCTTATACATCTTATATAACATATTTGCCCATACGTGATGAAATGCTGTGCCGTAATGTCTGCCATCTCTTGCAACCATTGTAAATGTATCATCCTTATGGTTATTGCTATATTCGAACACCTCTTGTTCTATTTTGTTCATCGTATTTGGATCAGTAGTAATATAGTAGTTGTCTAAATTACATAAACTTAAAAATGCATCTGTTCCTCTAACATAAGAAAATATAAATAACTGTATGTTGTGAGACTTACAATATATTTCTAAAAACATTAAATATTGATATAAATATATTGATAGAGTTGAAGTAAACATTGCTAAGGTTGAATTTTGTTTTACTAAAGAATGTCTATAGTTTTCGTTCAAAGAATAAAACAAATCTATTGGATCCATTGGTCTATCTAGTTCATCAGCATTATCTGAATTTAAAGCGTAGAATCTGTTTAAATCTGGCAAGTCTAAAAATATTACATCTGGATTACCATACTTATCTATGTATTTAAAAGTGCTTGCAACAATGTCAAAAACACCTTTTCCAGGAGTACCTATGTTGTAGTATCCAGAAACCTCTTCGTCTTTTCCAATTAATTTGTGCAATAAGTATGACCAAGTTTCTTTTGTATACAATCCTTGTCCGTAGGTTACTGAACAACCATTAAAAAATATGTGCTTGCCCTTATGTTCTTTTGTAAATTCATCTGATCTAAAGCCCTGCTTGTTTGGAACAAACTCATCTTCTGGAAAATCAACCCACAACTGAGTTGTATCTAATTTTTTAGAATCTTTATATAGTCCTTCTATTAAATTATTCCACCCAGTTAACTGTCTTGCAAATGGTAGTTCTACTTTTTCATTTTGTAATAAAGCCTTATAACTTTGTTTAGAAACTTTTGAAAACTGTTTGTTCAAAGTTTCATACATATTTATTCCATCTTGTCTATCTAAAGG